GATCCCGAAGTGGAACACTTCACGGATTAAGGTCAGAACGGCGTCAAACTCCATCGTTATCGCTCCGGCGTTTAAACATCGGGATGCGGTCGAGGATATCCTTCAACCAATCTGGCAAAGGGCCACTCTTGTCGATAATGAAATAGAAGGCTGTAAAAGCCACTGCGGCCAGTGCCGATACGGTAGCGGACACCAACATCGCTTTTTCGTTCCAAGGCTCTCCGACCACCTTCCCGTACCAGAACACTCCAGCCGCGTAACCCAGTCCGTAAGAAAACAGACTCAACTTCAGGCGCTGCCAACCCGACGTAACCATCGGAGCGGCAAGAAAGAAGCAGCAGCCAAAGGCGGCCCCAGTTGCCGCCCAAGGGTGGATAGCCAGAAGGACTACACACCACCATACCAGGGCTTCGCGGGTACACTGATCGAACATCGCGGGGCTTCTTCGACGAATTTAAGATGCCGCCAAGTGTAACACCAGACTATGCGGGTGGGAAATTGAAGTCGTCCTCATAAACCCTTTCGTCGTAATTCACGCAAGACACCTCGCAAGTTTTTGTTCCTCGGGGGTTCACCTCGCGGATTAAAGCCCGGTACACCCATCTGTCCTGGTGTCCGAACTGGATAAAAGGCGGCTCATATTCGCCTGACAGATCGGGTGTAAAGTCCAAGGACGGTATGGAGAAACGAGTATCGTCTATCCGAGTGGCGACATACGGTCCTGATGCCGTGCCGTCCTTTCGACGTACCAATACGCGGTACTCCCCGGGCCGAGACCAGTCGAGGGTGTCTAGAACTTCTATGATCTTGAACCCACCCATGTCGGCGAATCCTGTCATGCGAGTGGCCTGGCCGTACTGCGGGGTCGTGTCCCCCAACCCGACAAAATTGTCGTATTCGCTGTTCAGCGCGTCCAGTTCAGTTTCGAAGGACAGGGTCTCCGTCTGATACCTCAGTTTGCGCAGAACCCGCATTCCATAGCGCCAAGCCTGTGTGCGGCTGCCGACGCCCTCCAAAGAAACTTCGCGAACTCGCAACCCGAGGTCTCCGGGAAGTCGGCACTCCACTGTTTCGTTCTGCCGTGTCCGGTGATCGAAGTACTTGACGTTAACGCCGTCAAACTGGTCGGGCAACTCCGGGCCAATTACTTCACGCGATAGTGCCTCTCGCATGTTTTCCGGGTTATACATGGCTTGGAATACCTCACCACGCGGCCCATCAAAACAAGGCCTGACGACACCCCGGGCGATGGTGAACTCACTGAAAGCCGGCGTAAGGGCCTCTGCCAACATGTCCTTAACCGTTCCTGCCTCGGTGATTATCTTATCGTACGTCATCCCCCGCGGCGTCCACACATCACGCTCCAATCGCTCAAGCTCTGCGATGTCGAGGTCTTCGGTGTCGGAATACCCTACGTCCCGCATGATGTACCCTATCCATGCCGATATCTCCCGAGTAGGGCGCGGTGCTTGCCAAACGCCATTTCGAAGCACAGGAAGGATACGAGTGCACTCGCAAGACACGAGGCTCTCGGATTGGGAGCTGATCCTGTCACCACCCCGGATATCGACAGCCATAACCGTCATTCCTGGGTAGGATGGCGCCAGGAAGGCCGCTTGCCGCAAACGAGTGTTGATCAGTCCGCCGGCCATGGCGGAAGTGAGTGCCTGTGCCCATTTTTGTGCGCGGGCAAGAGGGATGTTCATTGCGGTTGCGAGGGTAGAGGCTTCCATCAGCGGGCACCATGTGAGCGATTTGGGATAATTTTCGCTACATTACCACGGCACATCAGGATCAGCCAAAAAAGGGAACCGAAGGCGCCGATGTGAAGCCATTGGCCGCCCATCGATTTAGCTTCTAACGCCCCTGTAAGAAGCGCAGCTCCGAGCCCGAGGTTACTAGCCGCCAGTAGCGTAGCTGCGATAGAGATGCCGTAGCGGTGTCTCGCACCCCTCGGTTGGTAGGATAGGAGGGTAAAGGCGATCCCGAAGTGGAACACTTCACGGATTAAGG